ATAATGCCATTAACTTTCTCCTGTAATATCTTTATCTTCCCAAAACTTTTGAAATGCTGGTTCCATACCTTCATACTTATGAGGAGGAGTTACAACATGAAATTTACGAAGAAGTGCCTCACCAGCATTCAAACATGCACTATGATAATGATTTCTCTCCTTGATTGCAGATACAATCGTATTATAGATTTCATCCGTAGTTGCATCAGAATCCAGAGCATCATGGATCCATTCATTCAAATTGCGAAGAGAATAACTCTTGTAATCTTTTTCATCAGGTTTCATTTTTTGTCTCCTTTCATGAGTTTTTTGACCAATTGTGCTTTTTCCATGAATGGACTGCTCATTGTAACCCATCCATTCAGTTCTCCCATAATATCACGATGAATATCATGAGCAGTAATAGACTTATCCGTCATGTATTCGGTGATAACATCAGCAAGAAGATCTCTGCGTTCGTTGTAGTAGGATTGCTCACTTGTCGCATTCATAGTCTTTTATTGCTTGTTCTATGATAACCTGAAGTTGCTTACTTGTCAATCCATTTAACCATGCCCAGTTAGGATCTTCTTTATCCCATTCAAGACTGAAAGACCCGTCTTCATTTTGATGTATTTTGAGACTATCAACACTCATTTTTATGTTGTTTACGAACTTTTTTGAGTGATTTAAGTTCTTCTTTGATGGATTGATATGCCTCTTCTGGNGTAATCCTTCGACTCATTTCCATGGCAATCGCAAACTCTACTCTGGTGCCAAAGTGTTTGAGTGCTTCTTCAAAGTCATTCAGTTCTTCGTACATTTTCCACAACCCTCATTTAAAGTATCTATTCGCATTTCAAGAGTATTGATAAGATGACGATATTCTTTCATAATAATCATCATTTCATTTTCAAGACCTTCCACACGATATTCAAGTGCTTTGATTTTTTTCTTCAATTTTTGAATTTTATCAACGTTGGAAGGGTAGACAGGTTTCATGGTAGGACGCAAAAACCACTTAAAATACTTTGTAAGTCTATTCATAAGTTTTGACTCTTCATAAATGATACTGAATTAAACTTACCATTGTAACCTGCAAGTTTAAGTTTGGTGTGAGATGTATGGACTTCGGTATATTCCACTGTATATTCTTTTCCTTTGGTAAGAACACCATCTGGATCAGTATTTACTCCCCAGTTTACCATTTCAGGAGAAGAACCAATGTACTTTACCGTGTCACCCTTTTGGATTCGCATCTTTCTCAATTGATTTCTGAATTTGTCGTGCAAGTTTGTAAGAACGTCTCCATATCATATACTTTATGATAGGATTTCGTGGATTATAAAGTATCCACCATTTGGTTTTGGCAAACCACAGTTGAGCAATCTTATTGACAAGAAGAAATGCTTGAGCAATGTTCTTGTCAATAGTGATGAGATAAAGTATCAGAGCAAATAATAAAAACCACGCATAATAGGCGGTTTCCATTACTCAAATTCCTCATTTCTTCGTGTGTCAAGATAGGTAATGACTTCATTACGCCACTCCATTAACTCATGGAAACATTTTTCTTCATGAGCATAAGCACGAAGTTCTGGATCTGGTTTTAAAACACTTTCATAGAAAATGAAAAAGGCATCTTTGCGTTTGGTCTCTTTTTCTGTCATAGAAAATTCTCCAGAGATGAGTTTGTGTTCTTGGTTGCCTTACTACTCTTACTGATGTAAGACTTTGCCGTCTTCAAATTATTGGAGACATGGACTTGCTTTCCATTATGTAGTATAACATATTTGTTTCCCCATGGAACAGCAGCCCATACTCCATCTTTCGTTACATAACCATCAGGATCTCCTGGAATAGAGTCAAAAAGGCTTGAGTTAGATACAAATGGTTTTTGGAATTTATTTGAATTTGGCATTAACACTCACAACTTGTGCATTAGGATTTCGTGCAAGTGCTACCATTTTTGCTTCTGCTGGATCTCTGGCAATGACAATTTCATTGAATACTTTTCCAGCAACATAAAGTCGGACTTTCCATTCCATGATTGTTTCTCCTTTATAGTAATTTAGCGTTTTACAACGCTAACAGCAGGTTCGCCCTTCTCAAACACCACATCAACGACTGCCTGAACCTTCTTAGCAGTGCTGATACCCACAGAATCATAAACGGGCACACAGACCAGTCCAAAGGTCTTCTGTGACCCTCCCAGACGAATCACACGACCGATAGACTGACTAATGCCGATGTAGTCCATGTTCCGCATAAACAGGACTGCTTCCAGACCGCTGACGTTGATCCCTTCGGACAGAATGGAGTGATGAAGCACCACAAACTTCTTGGAAGGATCTTTACCCCAAGCATTCAGAGTCTCAAAGAACACCTCACGATTGACTTTCTGCCCATCAATGATGCCACCAGTCTTGGCAGTAATAGTCATCCAGGAGTAACCCATGGATGCAAGTTCGCCAATGAACTGCGACTCACTCAGAAGACGCACAATTTGCTTGGTAGAGCGAGCACAGATCAAAATCTTATCCAGAGAGTTATCTTGGATAGTCTCCAACAGATTCTCTGCATCACGCTCTTGAATGAGTTGCTTACCCTTGAGCATAGGAAGTTGCTTAACAACAACCTTAGGAGGAAGAATGTAACCACCCTCCACCAGTTCGGGAGCACCAACCTGACAGATTACATTACCATAAACCTCAGGCATGTTCATGCCAGGTTTTGCAATAGTGGCAGAATGCTTAGGAGTAGCAGTGAAGAAAAAGCAACGCTTAGCGTTAGTAGAAAAATACTCTGTCGCGCCAAAGAAATTGCGTTGAACACTATTATGTGCCTCATCAAAGTAAATACAGTCTACCTCAACACCAGCATCTTCAAGTTTATGAAGGGAGTGATAAGTGGTGAAGATGATCTCATGCTCACCAGCAGTCTTACAGATGTTATGATGAAGTTGGATCTGATTGACTTTGGTGGTGCTGAAATACTTGGTCTCACCACTATGAACGTGCATCACATTGATGCTCTTGGAAGTAAACTCTTTGAACTCAGAGCAGAGTTGCTCTGCCAGGAGAATACGAGGAGCAACAATCACAAACGTGTGACGCTTGCTTGTCATCTCCATACAAGACAAGATGTCCTCAAAGATGCACATGGTCTTGCCGCCACCTGTTGGTATCAGCACAATACCCTTGTCATTATTCCACATAGCATTCACAGCACGCTCTTGATGGGGGCGTAAAGTGGTCGGCATAGGGGTCAGGGCGTCTTGCGTTGATGGACTTATTATAACAGGCATAGAGAGCGAAAACAAGGGTCTATGACGGTTTATAGAGTGTCACAACCACTTCATTGCCCACCTGCTTGATTTCCTTTACTTTATATCCTTCTGCCATCATACTCATATCGTGGTTGATAGTTGTCTTATATTGATGACATTCTTTACAAAGCAGTTGACATTTATCTGCTTCTTTTATCAGTTTCTCTAATGTGTATCCCAAACACTTTCCTATTGTAAAACTTTTTTTAGTTCTATCAATATGGTCAAACTGTAAGTTTTCTGTTGTTCCACACCCAACACACTTTCCACCAAGATGTTCTAATAGAGTTTCTTTCTTTTTATCTTTGAGAGCTCTTATGCTTTCATTTATTTTTTCTCTATTATTTTTAGCATATTCTCTGTGATACGCATTTTTTGCTTCTTTGTTTTCATGATGATATGCTCTGGCACGGGCAAGTTTATCCTCTTTATTCTTATAAGGCATCTTATTAGGGTCAGTTGCTACTATTATTTATAATAAACTGACCCTAAACATTTGATGATAACCTGACCTTTGGCATTGTCCCACATGGCGTTCACAGCACGCTCTTGATGGGGGCGTAAAGTGGTCGGCATAGGGATCAGGGCATCTTGCGTTGATAGGGTTATTATAGCACCTCACAGACGCCTCTGGCAACAATTGTGACGGTTTACTTACTGTCCAACAATGCTTCCAGTTTCTTGATTCTTGCCTCTTGATCCTCTATTTTTTTAACAAGTTTGGCATGATTCTGGACAGGACCAAACTTATAAGTAAAACCAACTTTACCGGCGAACTTATCAAATCCTTCGGTCTTCATTTCTTCACCAACTAACATCGAACCACCAAAGTTCAATGAAAAGTTATCGTTCAAATTCGTGGCACAACCTAAACCAACAGCATACTTATAACTATGCGTACCACCGCCTACTCCACAAGATACAGGAGCATCGGCAGATGTCGAAGGAAGAGAAGACATTGCAACAGAAAGTGCGGTTGCTCCAGATACATCTTGTCTCAGATTCTCGATTGCTTTTGTGTTCGCATTAATCTCATCGGTATAATCTTTAATCTCGACACCTTTAAGAGAATCAATTTCTTTTTTATTCTTATTAATCTCTACGAGATTTGAATCTGATTGTCTCGTAGTCTTAACAAGATCTTCTGTAAAGATTGCTGTATTATTCTCGTCAGCACCAAGATAACGATTGTCAACCATTTGTGCTTGTGCTGCTGATGAAAAAGCAGTTGCCCCAAGAAAGGCAACTGCCACTAAAGATTTAATTCGATTCATTATTGAGTCAATAGTTCAAAGTTATATAGTTGGATTTAATATTTACTTAATATGACCTTCAAACCCAACAAAGGTATTCTACTCAGATTCTTTCTTTTTGTCAAGGTCTTTCATTAGTTCTTCAAATTTCTCATTAATGAAAGTGTCTGAATTTGCATTCCATTTTTTAAGTGGACAACTATCTAAAGACATTTTTGCTTTTGCTGTTAACCAACATCCACATTTAATACATGTAACAATTTTTCCTCCAGGTAGATTATGATGCTCTAAATTATCATCATAATATTCGCACGATCTGCATATTTCCATTCTTTCATTATAAATTTCATCAGAGACAAATAGAGATTCATTATGACCATTAAATGATTCTTTCATCACATCCCATACAAATTTAGCAAGATTTTTTCCTTGCTCAGAAATAGACGGATATTGATTGTTTTCTGCCATTTAATTTTTATGGTGAAGGTAAAGCATTATATGATCCCCTTAATTGATTAATTGGATCTACAGTATCTGTATTCATTCCAGATTCCCATGCCCATCCACCTCCTTTTATTGCTTCTCCCCCACTACCACCAGTTGCACCTGTTTTTCCAGGTGCTCCAGGATTGTCAGGACTGGCGACGAAAATACCGGCGCACGGACTATAAGTTCCTCCACCATTTCCTGTTCCACCCGGAGAACCATTTCCACCATTTGTTCCAGGAGATCCCCAGTCTCCACCATCTCCACCTTCTCCACCAGCACCACCAGCACCAC